TTAACTTCCTTGCGGATTGAGAATATCTTTTGGTAACACTTCTCGCCCTGAAGCATCAAATTGCATATCTTGTTGTGGCAGCATAGAGAGGGCAGCGTCGAGTATTTTTGATTCCTGCTTTGCTTTATGACCAAGGTGTTTGGTGAGTGCATTCACGATTGTCTCGACTTCTGAAATCGGCAATGCGTCATTTGTACCTGGTTCACCAGGTTGAGGATTTAAAATGTCTTTCGGAAATGCTTGTCGTCCTGTTTGCGGATCAATTTGTACATTTGCTCCACCTGGTTGGAGTTGGGGGGGAATAGGTAATCCACGCCGTTGTAGCGCTCGATGTAATGCTGTTCCGTGAATACCAGACATCGGTGATTTCTCTGGCATTGGTGAAGCTGAAGGAGGCTGTAGAGATGGTGAAAAATTTGGCGATCCACCAGTTTGTTGTAAAAGTTCTGGTGTCCCCGCTTGCATGCTTTGTGACAATTGTCCTAAAGGTGTATTTGGTTGCATATTTTTTCCCACAAAAAAACCGCCCTTGTGAGGCGGTAAGTCCGTTGCATGTATTATAGCACACTCATGATATAATCAAAAAAGAGGAATGCAATAGTGGACGGCAGGAGGAACGATCTCCTATCTCTGATTTCGAGAATCAGCGTTTACACCCAGTAAACTAGCCGCCCATGGTGATTGCATTCCTTTATTTTTTTGTCACTAAAAAACACCTTTATGGCATTCAGGCGAATTGTTCAGTTTCCTGAACACCACAAAAGTGTCTTAGTTTGAACAATTCCTCTAACCTATCTTTAATTATAGTTTTGGCCGTACTTTTACTGAGGAAAGTACAACCAATGTTATACTATATATATGAACGAATGTAGTTGCATGACATGCAAAAAAGAAATTTTAATGCTTCAGCAAGAAATTAAAAAACTTCAAGAATTAGTAGGATATCTTCATAAACAATTAAGAGAGTTAATAAACTTGATATGAAAATGAGTTCTGAACAATAGCGCTATTGCAGAAATGTGATCTATTATTCTTGACATCACATGCTACACTTGAAGAGATGAGGATTATTCAGTCATTATTTAATTTTATTACCAAATTAATTATCTTTTTGATAGTGATAGGTTTTATATCTGGTATTGTGAAAGGAATTACAGATGGTTTCAGTAATTCTATTAAATACAATGGGCATACTGCGAAAGAATGGTCAGATATGTATAATCAATCCCAAAATGATTTAGATAACTGGAAACAATCATATTCAGATTTAACTGATTGTATAGATCAAAAAAAGAATCAATGGGATTATTCTAACACTCAGTATACATTTGATAATATTTATACAGGAAATTACGATGATTCCATGCCTCAAGCAGATTCTGGATGGATTTACTCAGGATTTGATACTAATCCCTCTACTTCTCCCACTGATGAAATGGCAAATTGTGAGACGGAAAATCCTTCTCCAACTGGTTATTAAAAATTACATTACTGCTCCTGATAGGTCTGTCCCTGTGTTCCCTGCCACGGTTTACCAGAGTTAGGGGATGCAGAAGAAGGCGCTCCTAGTCCCTGAGGATTTAGCTGAGTCGGAAAATTAAAAGAACCCGTACTCGTTGGTTGTGTTGTGTTTGTAGAGTTATTTGTCGTACCCTCATATGTCTTTATTTGATTCCAGTAATTCCATGATGTTGCCTGCATTTTTTGTTGCAAATATGCCTGTGCAGCTTGTGGTGATCCTGATTGAAATAACGCTTTTGCGGTAGTAGGATCTAAATTAGCCATTGCACCTCGTAATCCAGCAAACGTAGGGTCGTTATTTTGCATAAAATCAGCATAGCTTTTAAATTGTGAAAAGAAATTAAGAGGAGTACTATTGAGCATTCCATATACTTTCCCTGCGTTAGAAAGTGCGCTATTTGTATCAGAAGCAAGGCTCATTAATGAATCCTTACTCTTCGGGTCTTGTGTTTTGAGCTTGGTGAGCTGTGCATCAGTATTGACATACTCTTGCGTAAAGGTAAGGCCAAGACTTTTTAATTGATCCAAATGTCCCTGTAATTGTGCGACTTGATCTGTGTACGCTGAGCCAGTTGGTAAAACTGGTTTTCCATCGACTCCGGTAATATCTGAGGGGAGTGCGACAAGCTCAGAGGGGTTGACATTGGTCTGAGATTGTGGTATTTGTGAATAAGTATGGATATTGCTGGGCTGCTGGCCTTGATAACTGTTATTATCGTTTTTGGTGGTTTGCTTTTGTTGTTGTGTATTGCCCTCTATCCTATTAACAAGAGGATCATAGATATCATTCTTGGCAAAAGCTAAACTTCCCCCAACCAATGAGCCTGGATCAACTCCTAGAGTTTTTAATCCTAATGCTGCTTCAGGAACTGCTGCGCCACCAACGACCAAGGTTTTTAACCATGTAGGGACGCCCTTTGGTGTAGGGGGTGGAGGTGGTGTCATTGCTGTTTTCTGTGCTGCTTTACTCTCAGTATTGGCGTTCGTCATCATATCCTCATACCCTTTGTGAAGATATGACATCTGATCGTTAATATTGGCGACTGTTGGGTGTTTTGTATCAATCAAGGTGTCTAGTGCATCTCGTGAATAGCGAGCTATTTTCTCATTTGTTGTCCATCCCGTAGGATCTTTACTAAATGTCTTATTCGCGTCTCCATTGATAATCTGTTTCATTTTTAACAATGTGGAATCATCTACTTGATCCGGCATGATCCGCGTTGTAGTTTGGGTTTTTAATGCAATCGGTTCTGTTGATGGGTTATCCCATCGTACATAGTTCTTCCCCGTATTAGGATCTTCCCATCTTTCTAAGCCTCCTTCTGCGGGCAACTGTGAGACACTTGATGGTAATTCTTGCCATTGACTAGAGGGGGTGAACGTATCTGTTCCTGGTACTGTCCTTGTGACAGGCGTTACTTTTCCATTCATCGCTCGAGTATACACATCATCAAGATATTGCTGAGATGCTTGTTGCATGTTTTTTGCTCCAATCTCTTGGCTATTAGTATTTTTTGTTAAATTATCCATCACAGCGTTTTCTACATCAGATGAGGCAGTTGTCCCACCCTCAGCGTTAATAGCTGCATTTGCTTGTTGACCTAATTTAGCCATAGCCCCATTTTTACTAAACACATTTTGTATTTGTTCATGGGCTGTTCCTTGTCCACCATATTGATTCCATGCATTATTCACATTATTAATATCATCCTGCGTTTTAACCTGCTTCCCATTAAGTTGAATGTTGCGTTTCGCGTTTGCCATATTAACTGTTTCTTGTGTTGGTGGTAGAGGCACATTCTTAACAGGCTGTGGAATTGGGTTTTCTTGTGTTGATGGTAATGGTGCGTTTTCCATTTCTGGATTATCTGTTCCCTGTTTAAGACGCGTATCATGCACTAACTTCGTGCTATTTTCTGCATCATTTGCTCCTTGTGCAACTTCATCTACATCTGATGCTTTTCCTCGTAGCCCTCCCATATCAGCACCTATCATCCCTCCAACCATCATAAGAGGAGTCACATTACTATTATTTTTTGTAAATGCAGGATTTGCAGGATTTTGTTGGCCTTTTATGAAATCATTTATTGTTCCCATACTTGGACTTCCTGGAGCAAGGGGGATAGATATAGGAGTATTAGCAACATAGTTTCCCGCTTGACCTATGGTTGGTGAATTAGGGAGCAGGGGGATAAGCTTCTCGTTCTCAACATTTCCAAGCATTGATTTCGCCAAACCACCTACGGCATTTTTTGCTTGATTTACATCATTTCCTGCTGATTGTATAAAATTATTAATCCAGTTCATATTATTTTAAAAAATGTATTACCAAGATTGGTAATGACAATCCTATTGATGCACATGCTAAAAAAAACAAAAACGTTATTCCAATTTTAATTATTTCCTTAATTGATAAATCCTTAACTTGCATGATGAATTTATTCGTGTTAGTATATAACATATAATAGTTAGTTAAATAACACTCTTTGTTTTTGCAGACGAGAGTGTTATTTTTTTGGTTTTATTTCATAATCTTCATCTTGAGACAGTATAGGAATTCGTTGTCAAGCCCTGATTAATTCCCTCCGAACTCAGGTTGTGCTTCAATTGTATTGACATATGTTGGACTTGTTGCATATCCATTTGCATCAATCGCTCGTATTATCGCGTCAGGATTACCAGTTTGAATCGCTTCTGGTACTCCTTTATATCTTAAGATTAGATTCAAATAGGCATTAATACTATCTTCTGGACTGTTATATGCGCCAAAATTTGATTTCTCTCCATAATATCCACCATTTCCATATTCTTGTGTTGCAAGGTTATTGCTGCCTGCGTCTCCTGATCCTTTAATACCAAAGTAATTATTTCCTGGTGCCGCTTTTCCTCTTGCTGATTCATCGGCAGCTTGGGCAAGTAATACATGAGTTACTGCATCGGGCAATCCCCGCATAGCAACAATATTTGATGCCTTCTGTTTAAAATTATCCCACTGATTAGAAGAGTTTATGCTTGATGATTGTATGGGATGACCCAATAAATCCGTATTATCTACAGATGAATCACTCATAGAGGTATTTTGTATGGGATGGCCGAGTAAATCTGTTTCCATAATATAGCTAACTCTTTCCTGTCATACTACTGGCAAGTGCTTGGGTAAGGGGGACATTCGCCCCCGTTATGGGATTCCATGTGTTTCCATTCGTTGTATTAAATACCGTATCATTAGGAGCCACTTGCTTATATTCTTGTCCTATATTTGCCACATTCACTTGTGCATTCGCGCTCACAACTGCCTGATTATATGCCTCCTCGGTCGCTGCTAATTGTTGTGCGGTCTGCATTTCTTGTGAAGACAATTGCACGCCACTTTGCATTTTTGCAACAAGCGCATTAAATTGATTTGCCATTGTAGTGTTCCACCCTGTTTCTTGGCTTGCTATATTTTGTGCTTGTATACCAGCCTCAGTCGTCGCAGGAATCAAATTTTGTTCATTCTGCTGTTGCCCTGCTTGGACAAAATTAGACGCTAATCCTTCTGCCGTATTCGCGTTTGCAGTTGCAGCATTTGCTTGAGGGACTAGATATGCCTCTTTATTCGCTATGCCATTTTGTACTTGCGCGTTGCCTATATCGTAGCCTTTTGCACCTTGATACGCATCGGGAACAGCATTGGTTACTTGATTTTGTAAACGCGTTGCTGATGTCTGCAGGGCTGGAACATTGAATTGATTATTTGCGGTATTATATAAAGAGGTAACTGTCGGATTTGCTTTTACTGCTGCAGTCAACATATCACCTGTTCCTTGTGCCTCTTTTTGCGCTGTACCAAAATTTTGATTCGTGGTATTAATTTGTGCACCTGCGGTTTGTGTTGGATCAAAGCTATTAATTGCATTTTCTCCTGAACTTTTCGCTGCATTAATAGAGTTATTAGCAGTACTTATATCCCCTGCCTGATCAAACCGTGCATATAATTTAGTTAATTTCATATTTTTCCCCACAAAAAAACCGCCCTTGCGAGGCGGTATGTCCGTTAACCATATTATAGCACAAAGATTCTATGTAAATGCAGCAGATGCTTTCCAAACACTCCCAGTCCAAATACTCAATATAAAGCTTGCAGTATCGAAATATTGATCGCCTGTAAATCTGCCACTGGTTGGTCTACTGGTTCCTGTTTGTGGGAAGGTAATCCACGCTGGAACACCCTCCACAACCGCTAAGAGTTGATAGGACGTGCCAATAGGTAAATTGACGAATGAATTCCCTCCGCCATAATAGGTATCACCTTTTTGTGTTGGTGAGGCAACTAAATGCCGTTGTTTCACAACGCCGGGGAAAATCATTTCTTGTGTGATGCCGATTAATTTACTTCGTCCTTGATTCTTATTATCCATAGTTAAAATTGATCTTCTTCAGGAAGTGGATCTTTCCGTAATGAGATTCCTTTTAATGTGGGTGACGTTGTGCCAGTGGCATATAAGTGCGCACCGATTTGATATTCATATCCACGTCCGCCCGCTATATTTAATTTCGTAAAGACATCTCCAACCTTTGCATCAGGAGAGGATAGAGTAAATGCACCTCGATCAATTGCAATTTCACAATCAATACTTTCACCGCTTCGTAAAGCAAGAAAATCAGCTCGGACTTGAAAACTATTTTTCTGTTTCCAAATCGCATTATCATCCTGAATTAATACTTGTATCTCCCCTGAGGAAGCAGGCGGATTTGAAAAGTTGATTTCATCTGCTCCTGTTGCAATACCATCTCGCCAGCCGACTATTAACGTATCTCCAAGCGGATAGACACATCCAATCGTTACACTCGAATTGGTATTTCCTGTTGAGATCACATAATCATACGACATAGTGTCAGGATAAAACTGATTAAATGTACCATGTGAATACACACCTTGTTGAATGGTTGATGAGGACATATTTGCACCATACCCGATATGCAGTAAGGATCGCCACATGGTAAATGCACCAGGATACACCTCTATCGTGTCAGTGGGGGCAATTTTTGGTGTACGTTTTAACTTTATTCCTCGTCCATTCCCAGTATCCTGCATAAATGTCCCTTGATAGTCAAGTAAATAGCCCCTATAACCAGCAATAATATATAGATCGGTATCAGCTCCAAAGAGTGCGTTTATTTGCCCTTCAGGTATATCTATAAAGAAGTTAAAGGTTGGTGATACACCATCCCAGAAATAGATTCGACCTTGTGAAAAGTCGGAAATTCCACCACCTCGCCACATACCGATTGCTAAATATTCACGCCAGAACCCGAAACATCGTACATGCCATGCGGGTGGAAATGCGATGTAATTTGCCGAGTAGTTTGCTCCATCCCAGACTGCCAAATAGCGTTCGTTGCCGATAATAATAGCCCCAGTTAAAACCCCTCCTAATGGTTGATAGGTAAATTGAATTGCCGGATGAAATTGTGTTTCTGTTACTAAAAATCCATAATAAGTCGTATACTCAGCCGATGCCATGCTATTTGCTGTTCCCGTCACAATACTTGATGTACCCGTTGAAACAGTGAGATGTGCGTGGTAGGTCTGTCCAGCGAGTATTCTCCAGGGTGTTGCGAAAACAAATTCAATTGCCCCGCTTGATGGGACTCCCGCAGCAGCAATCGTTTGCGTTGCAATTACCACGTTTTGCTTATTATGAATCGTGAGTGTCCAATTCCCAGTCCCAGCTGCATTGACATAAAACGCCATTGACGCTTGTGGATCAAGCGTTGGTGTGAAATCCATCATATCCGATGCGCCTTCTGAAATAGAGGTAAGTAGTGTATATGTATCGCCTGTATTGGTGTTTTGTGTATCAATATCCAGTCTGGTAGTGGCTGCGGGAAAAGGGACATCAGTTGAGAACGTCGTTGAGTGATTTGTTCCTGTATTGGAATTTCCCGTCGCATCTGTATAATCGCCATTCATTTTATAATAGGCTTGTAATCCTGAGGAGTCAGGGTTGATCTGTAATTGATTATTGGTGAATATTTGTGAAGCAGTCTGGACATTTGACCAGATACGTATATCATCCTGTAAGCCGTCAAAGAAATTTTGCACAACTGACGCGCCTTTATTTGCGCCGATATACAAAAGAGAGGTATTATCAGAAATTGCAGTTTTGGTTCCCGTTGAAGTACCTAAAAGAAAAGCATTTAAATAAAATGTTGCTGTTGCAGTTGCAGCTTCCCATGAGACAGATAAGCGATTCCATACGCTTGTTGTTAAGCTAGAGAGATTTTGGGTTAAATATTCAAATGCTGTGCCATTATTTGAAATACCGAGACGTGCTTGTATGGTTGTTGTTGTGACGAGCGTTGAATCCTGAATGGCATTGAGAGTAGGTGTCGTCGTTCCAGTATAAGAAGTCAGATAATCAAGCACTATTCTTCCATCTCCCGCGGGAGCACCCCAGTGTCCACCAGCATATCCTCCGATTGTCCCTCCTCCATTTGCGGTGATAAGTCCTGAACCAAATGTTGCTATTTGCGCTTTCATAAGGATTGACCCTCCTGCTCCTGCACCCCCTGATGATTCAGCCTGATATGCATTTCCTCCATTTGCGGTGATAGATCCTGTTACAGTAATAGTAGCCCCAGATATAAGAATAATACCTGCACCCGATGCCGCGTTGGCGGTTGTATGGTCAGCTTGATTTATTTCTCCGCCTCCTCCGCCTCCCATAATTATATTAGTTAAATCTGCTGATCCTCCTGTGTTGCCTCCTGATCCAGGGGTACAGCTTCCACCTTGTGGATCTCCGGTACCATTTGCTCCACTTGTTCCATTTCCCCCCGCTCCTCCCGAAGCATTCGCGTTCCCTCCATTTCGGAATCCCCCTCCTCCTGCCGTTCCGTTTGACGACGTGTTTTGTGTTCCTATACCAGACGCGCTTTCTCCTTGATACGCTTGTAATGAAGCAATATTGTTGCTATTAACGCTTTCTCCTCCAGAAAAACCACATCCTGTAGCTCCCGCGAATGTAAAGGTTCCAGTTCCTCCATGAGTATTATTTAAAGAGGCATCCGTTCCATTTGCTGAAATACTACCTGTAACCGTTACTGTTCCATTTGCCAAGAAGGCTAATATTCCACCAGTTGTCCCATTCCATGCTTTCGCTGTGTAGGTTACTCCAGAATTAATCGTGACATTGGTGTATCGTTTTAAAACTCTCACCTGCGCACCTGTTGTATATGTTCCGATAAGTGGGGTATTTAATGTTATCGTACCCGCACTATACCCCTGGATAGTATTTCTTTCCCATTGTCCAGCATTTGTTCCTTGTGATTGATGAATTAGAATTATTTGTCCAACTGCGAATGAAGCGTTTGTTGCTGCTAAAGATTGTGTTCCCGATGTACCTGTACATGCTGAGTCAATCGGTGATTCTGTTGTATTTGAAGAAATGGTCAGTGATCCATCTGATCCATCACCGAAATATCCAGAGACTCCAAATAAATCTAATTTATATGACCGTGTAGCTCCTGATTCATCCCATTTGCCAAGAAGCGTCATTGAATTTCCTACGGTTGGGAGTGAATTACATTTGAAATATGTTTCAAGTGTTAAATCACCCGTAATTGATAAAGAGACAGAATCTGCCGCTGAGACATATTCGCTTGAGGAGGAAGCCATAGCAACTGAATTTGTATTTGTCGGAACTCCTCCTTGAGCTTTTAAGAAATTATCAGAAAATGTGGGTGCGTTTTGAGTAGGGCCATATCTGCCTATTGCGTTATCTGTTGGGTAATATAAATAATCATCACCTGTGAAATAGGCTAATCCATTACCATGTGAGTTGGAAACAGTGCGGATATTTGACCATGTTCCCCCCTTAGTCCGTTGATATAAATTACCTGTATCGCCATAAAAAAATGATGTTAATGTCACGGGTACCCGTTCCCCCCATTTAATTAAATCCGTCACGACAGAACCAGACTTTTTAAGCGAGGCTGGTAACAGCGTTAAGGATTGGGGATCATCACGAAAATTCACTGCTCTTCCCCAATAAAATAAATTCGGTATTTGTCCATTTGACCCTTCTTTCGGGTAATCAGATAATCCGAGAAAGCGCTTTTGTGAAAAAACTAATGATTCGTCTTTTTTTGCCATACATATCAGCTCAGGGATGTTGCGAAAACTTTATATTGCAACGGATTTAATTTTGGTCGTCGTCTAATAACTGTTCGATCATCACGATCTCGATAGGAATTGATGCCACCAATAAGTCCGCCAATAATCTTTCTATCTTCAAAGTCTCGTGAAGGATTAGCTGGATCACCCGTAAAGAAGAGGTTTGAATAATAGGTTGCAGCTGTTGCATCTTTTCGCATAAACATATAATAATCACACGCAGTGCCCGCAGCTAAAATCTCATGCATTTCTTCAGGTAGTTCAGGTGTTTCTCCTATCCGATATGTTGCACCTGATACACTTGCATTTTGCCAGTTTATAGGTGTTATTCCATCTAGTCCGCCAAGTGTAATACTTGTTGCGCTTGATTGTCCTATGATGCGATACCAATAACCCTGACCTGGTATTGTTGTATCAGTCACAGTCAGCCACCGACCTACCATTGCAGTGGTAAACGTTGTACTTGTCCCTGTAACGATATTTGATCCATTAGTTAAGCTAATCGTTCCATTTGTATAATCATTGACTGATAGGTTTCGATCTCTGAAATGATAATAAATCTTTCCCGTATAGACAGCTTGTGGGATGGGCCAGATTTGAAAGGTATCCTGTTCCACAAAATAAAACTGCGGCAATGCTGAAGCTTGAATTTGGAGTGCGTTTAATTGCTCGATATTGAAGCGTGAATTGATTGGCTGGAGTGGATAATTAACAGACCCAACAGTAATATAGCCACCTTCAATTGTTACAAGTCCAGGTGGCATGCCATAAATCTGCGTATTACTTGCGGTAGAAATAGAATAAGGCTTGACAGTCTTGTAATTATTCATTTTCGCTAACATTAATTGATAGCGTTGCCCTAAATGTTGATTAAAGTCATTGTCTATATTGGTATCAGTCATTGGAGTACCATCAGAATTAGCTAAGTTAATAGCGCGGTAATGAGCGTAGCGTAAATCTTGATATGAAAGTCTCATATTTTTCCACAAAAAAACCGCGCCTTTCGCGCGGTATGTCCGTTATGATTATTATAGCATACCTATCCTATTCCCAACGTAGGAAGAAACGAGTAATAGTGCGTTCCTGAAATACTATTTAATGACTGATAAAATCCAGGTTCTTTAAAAAGTTTCCATGGATTAGCTGAAAGCGTGACAATTTCAGAAGAGGAAAGTATACGGTTCCACATGCAAAACATACCTATTTTTCCGTTCATTGTTCGTGATTGTGCGGGATGATTCCCGAGAGCAAGTGTTGTATCATCTCCTGTTTGAATAGTTCCTAAAGGAGCTGCTACAGTTGTCACACTTAATGGTAGTCCATTTCGATACACACTTGGATTATTACTCGTACTACTGCCATCATAGGTAATGATATCAATAACTACTTGATCAACAGCAGGGAATGCATAATCCCACAATGCGTCGCCTCCTGACCATAGAATATCGATCTGCATCGCAGTTCCCGAATCTTCAGATAAATATTTCCCTGCTGTTCCTGATCCCGAATCTACTAACATAAAGTATTTTGGTGATGTATTCCCACCGCCTGTTGCGTGTCGACTATATAAGAATAACCAGGAGAATTTCGTTTGATCCTGTTGGTTTTTAGCTGTAAGATATTGAATAATGCCTCCCCCTGTTGCTTCTCCATTAAATTTTGCCATAGCTCCATAGATATCAGTAGATGGAGTAATAATTCCAGAAGAAACACCGACGAGACTAGAGGCGAGATCTTTATAGTTTGTGGTTACTCCCCCTCCTTGTTCACTCAGTGCAAGCGCTGCGACAAGCCCATTTCTAAATCGACTATTTCTATTGAGCACAGGTAGACGAGGCTTAATAGCAGTAGGTCGAATAACACCAATACCAATAGGAGCAGGCGTATAATCGACCAGCGCCCATACCGACGAAACATCAATGCGATTGGTCCCGCCCGTGGTGAGCTTGTAGCCGATCTGCATGGTGTCCAGCGTGGACTGCGTCCAGGCGGCGCCGTCAGGATCTTGATAGGTAGAAAGCGCATAGTTATTGTTGCTAAAAGAGGGATTATTATTAGCCCACGTGGTCGTATTTGCGATTATGGCTGCTGATTGCGCTATCGTCCCACCTGTGGTCTTTTCTATTTCGAGCTTAATTGCCGTTGTCGCATCAACCACATTATTTCGTAGGCGTGCCCCGACGGATACAACATTTACTGTGTCGGACGCACCAATTCCACTATCGGATACATTGAATAGATCTTGTTGATTGAGCGTACTAGAACCATTGAAAGAGGTTGCATCATCTGGTGTAACTTCATCTACACGAGTGAAGTTATTAGATGATCCTGCGGTACCACCTGTTTGAGTAGCGAAAGTATTAACATCACCTGCAGCATTTGGTTTGAGATGTATTATGCTCCCTTCACCGGGAAGAGAATTCTGTGACAATCCTCCGTTGTCGTTTACTGCTAAATCATCAAAATACACCGCCCATGTACTTGAGGAAGCAAGCTCCATCCCCCACTGTAGGAATCCCGGCTCAAAGCTTGCTGCATTCGACCAATTAACCGTTCCTGTTGCGAATTGAGTACCATTGAGATAGACGGTTACGACGGTAGCCGTGATTGTCGTAAAGTCTAGACTTAGCTCTATCCGATTCCAGGAGGAGAGCGGAAGAGCGACCGATGCACTCCCTACCTGCGCACTGTTTACAAGATCAAAGAGAATGAGTGTCCCATCCGTTTTTACCCTGACGGCAAGTAATTGGTTTGATCCGTTATAACTAAAAATCTTGAGCAATGAGTTATTGATGACAGTAGGATAGCTGGTTGTATATGCGTATGCACGAATATACGCTTTCTTATTGGTCGGTGTGGAAACTCCATTAAACCGCATCTGATGATAAGAATTAAAACCACCAGTAACCGCGTATTTAGCAGCGTATGTACCACTTCTCACAATGCCCGTTTGAATAATCGGCGACCCCGTATTCGCCCAAAATTCAGTCGAAAGGCTGTTTTGCTCAAATCCCGATGACCAAAGACGTGCCATACATTAAGCAACAGTTTGTGTGATACCAATATATGATTTTATATGATTTGCCTCTGTCGAATCCAAATTGACTCCTGTTGCATTAACAATTGCAATTCCCCACTTCGGACCTAATGAGCCTAAGGGTTTTGTATCAAAGATTCCTCTATATGTTGCACCTGTTGTTGACGCATTGCAAAGAATTGTACCAAGTAACGGCGCATTGATAATAGTAATCGTTGCATCTGATGCGCCTGCGCCATCATCTCGTAAGGGAGTTACGTCATTATTATCTCGAATTAAATATACATAAATTAAAGAATTTGCTGTCGGTGAAGTTCCGACTTTAATAGCAAGCTCAATCTGAGCAGATGTATACAGATTCGTCGTATTATCGACAATTGTTGATTGTCTTCCTCCACCTGTTGTCGAACTTGCCAGTGATGCAAGTGTTATCGTAAAACTAGCTACGCTAGCGAATGCGTCTTTTACTGTTGCCATATAACCACCTCCTTACTTATATAAAAATGTTGCGAAAATATTATTTGCAGGGGCACTTGATCCAGTTTCTGTTGTCGTTGCTGCTATTGTGATGCCAGTTGACATTGCAACGCCCATAACAACTTCAGCATTGGCAGCAGAGCCAGTCGCCGAAGCTGAAGCGATGCCAGGAAGTGGAATAACAAAATCAGGTGCAGTACTGCCGACGGTGACACTGGCAGATGCTTTATTGAAGACCTGAATAAAGGTAACTGCAGTATTTGGGTTATATAGCATGACATACCCACCAAATGTTCCGGCAGAAGATTTGATTTGCTGTTTTGTACTTGAGATACCGCCTGCGACATAGAAAAATGACCATCCTGAGTTAGAAGCAGGAACAGGCGTTACTGCATTTGTTGTACCTATTGTTGTTTGATCAATGCCTACTTTCCCGATTATATTCGTGCCACTTGGTAAAGCCGGTAAAGAACTAAGAGATACGATGCCTGTATTCACTTCTGGAGAAGGTTTGATATTGACTGTCAAACTACCTGTTATTGATGCAGCAGCTCGTACTCTAAATTTACTTATCCCGGCTATTGTCCCTTTGAATAATCCGACTGCCGTTGCACTTGTCACAGAAGCACCAGTATTATCAAAAAGCGATTGTGCATACCATGTAATGCCGTCAATGGTTGATTCAAATTGCACTGTCCCTGTCCACGTATCAGAAAGTTGGACGGCAACGGTTGCATCGTTTTGTGTAAATACTTTTGTAACAGTATCGCCATTTGTCTTAATAATGGCAGTGACTGATTGGGCAGGGACAACATCGTTTTGAAACGCCGTATTATATGCAGATACTAAATTGACAATTGTCGTGTCATTACTATTATCGGTGACATTTTGTCCACCAGTTGCTTCAAGTGCCACATCATAAGAGCTACTTGTTGCAGCTGGGACAGCATGCCAAATAATCGCACCATCACCTTGTGGAATATCTAAAAAGTCGGTAAAGACTGCTTTAAAAGCTTGATAGCGATTATACAGTGGATAAAACGTAGTGTCTCCAGTTGTGCCTGAAATAAATCCTACTTCGCCAATAATCGCAGGTTTATTATTCGCATGTGCCACATCAACAAAATCTTTTAATTGTGCTCGGTATCCATCCCCTGAAATCCCACTTGTAAAGCCAAATCGGGCGCCATAATATTGTAGATGGACATTATCACTCTGATCTGGATAGGTATGATAATCCGCAAAATCAATATTCGGGAGTGCTGAAATGATATTATAATCAACACCTTCAAACGTCCCATTTGATACGACATCTTGTAAGCCTCCTGTACTTTGGGCATATTGCCAGGTATGCGCGCAGTCACCAAAATTGACCATATGATTTGGATCAAGTGACTTGATATAGGTCGACATTTCATCAGCCCACCCGCCAGGAAGCGAGAGCGCGATTAGGTTTGGCGCCTGAAGGGTATTCACGACACTTGCATCATCAAAATGATTTGTTCGTAACTCATTACCTAATTCCCAAGAGAATATAGCCGGATGATCTCTATATTGAATGCCATCAATCGTATTCACTCGTTGCGTGAGTGTCTTGATAAAATCTTTATAGAGATTTTTACAGTGCGTCGAGGTAAAAAAAGCATAGTCAACATTATTTCGATCAGTTGGCAGACCATCGCCATAAATCGTATTGACCCAACTGACATATTGCCCAGGCGTATTATAGTTATCAAAATTTCCATCCCCTAAATCAAGAATTATTTTAATATCTCGTTTTCGCGCTTCACTTAAAACAGTATCAATATTAACTAATGCACCTTCGTTATATCCAAGGTAGGGAGTGCCAGATTTAATGCTAACATTGACGTTATCAATATATTCCAAAACTGAGCCCCCAAAATTTTGAAAAGTAATCCACACACTTGTATTAGAACCAGAATTAAATTGTACTTGCTCCATTTCCCAAGTATTTGCAGTATCGGGAATAAATCCTCCATCTTTCACATTATTACTTCCCAGAGATGTTCCTACGAATACGACCGAATTAAAACCACCTCTATTTGTTGTTTTATGCCAAAAGTTAAAAATATAGTCAGTATTTGTAGTAACCGTTATTTGTTGTCCTAGTTGTGTAAAACCTGTTGTAGCATCTAATTTCGCTGAGTAGGTTCCATCTTGAGAAATCGTATTGTCTATTGCCCAATTAAATCCTCCACTAGATGCTGTTGTCCAATTTGTGAAATCTCCTGTCTCAAATGATGAATTAGCAACTAAATTTGTTCCTAAAGGATAAAAAAGAGATCGAAACCCTCCAGGTGGATCAAAACACCACGTACGAAGTACCGTGATGCCTAATTTTTTGGCATCATCCATTAACTTTTGTGTTGTACTGAGTGATTGACTAATAATTAAGGGATAATAATTAAACCCGACAAACTTAAACGGTTTTCCTTTATAGCTAAATTGCGGGCCATTATGCGTCACAAATGGACTTATAGAGGCAACATTCACATCTAATGCCCCAGGTTGGGAGCTCATTTGCTTTCCATTTTGATCGACAATTTCTGTGGGAAGTGCTTTTGTTAATCCGAGAGAGGGAACGTCTGTGCCGCCAATCTCAGTAAGATTTGTCCCAAATGTACTGATTTGATTACCAGCAGAATCAACAATTGCTGTTGTTGGCGCGATAACTGAACCTCCTGCCAATGAGAGCGCAGTGACGCCTTCTGCACCTCCTGATATGGTATCTGCTCCCACCATTCCGGGAACCCTATTAGCATCACGAACGGCTGAAACGTATCGAGGTAATAATGTGTTGAATTTTTCCATAAAAAAAACCGCCATTGCTGGCGGTATGTCCGTTAAAACTATTATAGCACAATTCTATTCCATATATCCTATTTTTGCTTCATTCTCAAGACGAGCAAGACGTGCTTCACGAGCAAGTATTTTTTCTTCTCGTTTATCAAGTAAGAGCTTTCGCTCTTTATCAATCTCAATTGCTTGATCAATGACTTCCTGTTTTTTCGTGAGTTCCTTTTCTCGCTCTCCTAGTGTTGAAAAAAGTTTTAACTTATCATCAATTGTCTTTTCTTTTATCATTAATTCATCTTGCGCTTTTTTTACTTCTTGCGTTTGGATTCGCAATTCCTCAAGATATGCTTTATCTTCTCCTATTTTTAATTCTTTCTCTTTTAATTCACGGTTTTTTTCATCGATATACTCTTTTTCTTGCTTAAATGAGAGCGTATTTTTTTCCAATTGTAACGCTTCATATCGAACTTGTTTGTCAAATTCATAGATATTCTGTTCTTTTTGTTCAAGAATACGCGCTTTTGAATCAAGTTGTGCGAGATCTGTATAGTACGCATGCATGGCATTGATTAAATTTTCCATGATAGAACGAATAGCTTTTAATCCTTCAGATCGTCTCTCGACTTCTACGCGTTCTGCTTCACGAGAGGGCGGTGTTATATGGGAAAACTTTGAGAAATCTAATGTATTAGAGTTTGACATAGATTCTCTCCTTCCATGTATTCACTCTATCTGCAAAGTGCAGTCCGCTTTTTTCTTCTAAAGCTAGTTTTTGTGCTAAGTGTTTTGCAATATGGTCAGCTAACCATTTCGGATATTCAGTTATCACACGAGAGGGAAGGATAACATCTTTGCCGTTATACTGGCAGACAAAATCCGCTTTAGAGGGATTAAAAAGAAGCGTTGGGGTTTGATCGGGTTCGGTTGGTAATTTCATTTTTCATTTTTTTCTTTAATAATTATTACAGGTTGGTTATTAACAGTGAGTCCATCGTCTATCATCTCGACGGTAATTTTACCTTCATTAATGATTTTCATAATCCTTATTAATGTAATTTCTGGCAATTCTCCATTTTCCCAATAATTTCTATATTTATCAGATTCAAAAATAAGTTTTACATTTAAAGCTGTTTTCATTTTCTAAAGACTGGTAAACCTAGATAAAATAAACACACTTTCTCTTTTCCATCGAGTTGATCTATTTCCTTGCCATACCCCTTTTCAGGATCTTTCGCATCGACTAATTGCTCAAGCAGTGCAAAATCATCTGAAGAAACAGTAAATTGTTTCGTTTCCAATGTTTTACTCGCTTCTAATTCTTTTTGTACATCTATAGCTGTTCGTAGTTTGAATGGAGCTTCTATTGGTTTTATGCTTTGTGTATTCCCTTCGAGAAGATCAATCTGAAACGCCATATCTTCTAGGGTATTTTCTAGCGTTTCAATATGTTTGGCAAACGTGACAATTAAAGATAAAAGTTCTCGTCTATTTGGGTGGCCGTCACGGTCTAACATCTCAATATATTCATTCCATCTATTTTCAGGAATAAGCGTATCTAACACTTGTGAAACATCTTGTCTAATTTTAACTTTTATCTTCATACTGCCACCTCTTTTGCTAATTCATCTTTTTGTACTGCAATTGTTTGTTCCTTAACATGCGAAACAGGTTTATTATGTACTTCAGGCATTGAACTTGTGGCAAGTCCGATATTATCGAAGAGTTGTTCATGGATTGAACGTGTATCCATTGGTTTTTCTGGTTCTCTTGCTTCTTGAGGCTCCTCATACATACCATATTCCTCAACCACGCCAATAATTACTACTTTTTTAATTTGCTGTAATAAGTCAGGATCATTTATTTTTGGTACGCGATCCCAAATCTGTACATTTTCTTCATAATGATCTAAGAATTGTTTTCCCATTTGTTTCTCACGTAACGCTTTTAACTCTTCCCCTTGTTTAGTGATTTGCTGTCCAATCATATATTCAGCGATATTTTTAAAGAATTTTAAAGCTAAATATCGTTCCATATCTTTATATGATTTTGCAGGTACTCGATGCCAGAATCTGTCGTACATAAATGAAAAGGTGTGGTCGAGGGGATTATATACGCGAATAAGATCATGAGATCTACGCATGAGTTCACGCGTTGCTATCTCCATTTCTTGCGCGTGCTTAAGGTCAAATTGCTCTTGTGCGAGTGATTTTGCCATATATTTAGTTTTTATTCAGTCCTGTTAGAGTAGGTTTTTCAATATTAGAATCAACAACTATAATTGGCTCAATTTTTTTAATAAGCGGCTTGATGAATCGATTGAAGTCAGAATCTGGATTGACTGTATCGCCATAGCCAAGCGTGATACGTGTTACAAGATTAAAGATAACCAATAATTCACCTTTCGTGAGCGTCAATTGATGCTCTTCAGCAAGTTTGAGTTGTAGCGCAACGCGTTGTTGTTTTTCTTCTTCTGGTGTTACTTTGTGATTTGGTGGATTCATCTTATATTTGAGAAGTTTATTGCGTCTTCTCTTCTCCTCTCGATTGCGTGGTTCCATATATCTCCTTCATTACTTACTATTATAGTTTTGGCTGTACTTTTTACGTTTTATAGATAGGAGAATACATTAAAAAGGATATTGCTTTCCTGCGCCGCTATTATAGAGCGTTGTGACTTCTGAAGAGGTCAAGACTCTACTCCATATACCAAACTCGTCAAGTTTTCCGTTGAACCATTCATTTACGTTCTGTCTCCCTATGTAATAATTCGATAAACTAAAACTTTGCAGATTCGTGCCCGATCCAGATGAAGAACCATTAATATAAAAAATATAATTACCTGAAGCATCATAAGTAATGGCAACATGAGTCCATGTATTAATGCTAATTGTCCCCGTAGATGCTCCTATACTAATAACATTACTCTTTAACAATTCTATTTTAGAAGAAGTATTATATCTAAATTCATAACCTCCATTGCCACCGATATTGCTACAAATAATTGCACCTGTTCCTGTAAACGATGGTATATTAATCCAGCAAGCAAAGGTGAATATAGAGATTGCTAAAGATGTATCACTACCTAAACTGATAGAATTATCTGTACCATCGAAATTACCACCACTATTAATTTTCCCAGTGGTCCATTGTGACCCAAGTGTGCCGTTCCAGGTACCCGTATTTGCCCCTGCCGCATCCCCGACGGATGAGCCCGTGTTCTCATCAAACTTATAGTATGAGACTATACCTGTTAATAATGAAGATGGAATAGTACCAGAAGCAATATTGCCTTGTTGTGTGGGATTGAAGAGTTTGCCTATATTTACGCCTATCATATTATGCTACTGGGGTAATATATACATCCCCAGTGCCAATAGCAGCGACTAAATCACCTGAATTATATGAAAAATATTCCACTGTGTTTGCAGGCATATAAAAAGATGTGGTTGTCGTCGCTGTTGGATTTGCCCCAAATTCAATATTCATATTTGCGCTTACCGCTATACGTACCACACTTGCCGTTATTGCGCCACTTTGTGTATTTGATCCTGAAGGAGAAATCTTGGTGGTGTTATTTGCACCAGATGGCGCAAGTGTTGGGATGGACTTTCTATCTGCATCAATAGGCATTGATACCGTTATATTGAAGCGTGGATATAATTTTGTGAAATTCATACATATTACGCAGCTGTCGTTACATTAGTCCAAGTGGTTGAACCAGTGGTATTGACATACAGCCTCGTAGATGTTGAAGATCCATCAGTTCTTAAATAGATTGATCCTTGTGCAGCTGAAATTGTCGGTGCTCCTGAGCCAAAATATACACCAATTGCTGAAGATCCCATTGATAAGGCAGCTGATGTTGCGCCTCCTGAAGTCGTAGTTGTCGCACTTAACGCGGTAACTGTTCCTGTTGCGCTAAGAGATGCTAATGTAGGTAAAATTAAAGCAGCTAACCCTGACATATCCAATGTCTGCCCGAATAATCCAGGCAATAACTGTCTGATATCAAAGTTTGAAACGAATCTTGGTTGTAATTTGGAAAAAATTGTTTTCATAGAGCTAACCCTCCGATAGGCGATTAGTCTATCTGGAGAAATACTGAGACACAATGTCCTGTTGCGTTTGCTTGTAATGCATATCCGACACCTGCATGTGTGGTTCCTGCAACATTGACACCGACTGCTCCTGCGACTGCTAAGGATGTACCGACTGCTGAGCCGACTGCAAAGACTGAATTATCAGATAACACTGCTGCCATACCATGTGTTTGTACCCATCCATAGGTAACAGTAGGTAAAGCATAGACTGCGACACCAACGGGAATACTGGTTTGGGTAGTTGGAAATTGAATCACTTTAAAGCAAGGATTCCATTTCATATTGACCTTTGTTGACGTTGTCCAGGCCGCTTGTAATGGTCTGTCAAGTGTCACAGTCAAGGTTGCTGCTCCAACTGCATCAACAGTATGGCCTAAAATTGTATATTCAGAGCCAAGATCTGGTGTTGTATACACTGATACGGAACCGTCAACAAAGTCATTTGCCGCGACAGTTGTTGCGCCATTAGTAATTGATACTTGCTGTACTTGACTTGCTGCGGCTATTGAAGAAGCAAGAACTGCCATGTTTTCAAATGTCGTATCTTCTGCTCGAGCTTGTAAAAGATTTCCTTTCACTAAATTGGAAGCACCTGCTAAGGCATAACGAAACATCTTTCCATCTCGTGTTAAACCAAGCGTCCCCAATGGATGATTTTTGACTGTATCACTGGTATAGAGATCTTGTCCAAAAAGCTCAATAACTCCGGTTAACATTGCAAATCTGGTATTTAATTTAGTAAATTTCATATGTTTATACTCCTGTAATTCCTGTACCTTTTGAATGTGATCTGAAAGACAATGGAATGGTCTGACCGATACAATAGAATCGTGCAATTCGTCCTGCTTGATCTGGGATGGTTAATGGTTTCTGATAGAACCACCCATTCCATTCTGATGGTGTTTCGACAGCTTCAGCGCCTCGTCCCTCATATGCTTCCATTGTGCCAAAGTCTACTTTTTCTAACACATCTTTGTATTCTTCAGGCACTTCCGCTCGTCCCTTCCATGTGACATATTTTTCATCAATAAACCAGAGCATTTGTTGAGTTGCATAAAAATCACGAATAATATAGGTATCTCGGTAGGAAAGCGCATTAAATCCAGCAGCTGATCGTAATTCTCCTTGATTTCGTTGTGGGTATCTATCTCGTGTACGCATCTTGTCATACCCGACATCTCGATAAGACTGTCTGACAAATGGTGTCAAGAGCTGTTCGTAGTCAGAGAAAATGGAAGTCGTGGTAAAGCCGACATTTGGAGATTCTTCAGCCAGACCAGGACCAAAGCCTGAGTCATATTGCGCTGCCATGGTACCAAGCGTCAATTTACCTGATGAATAGGCTGTTAAGACTGATTCAAGAGAAGTATAGGTTGATCGTGACAATCCGCCGATAGTTGCGACATTTGTCCCGTCATCAATAATTGCTTTAAGACCAAGTGGTTGATTGGCTGTGCCATCGCCATAAATCGCACTCCCAAGCGTTGTTAATGCAGTTGCTGCTGCTTTTTCATATTTATAGGTATCTAAATTAATAATGCCAAGTGAGCCAACATTAGCAAAACTTTCTAACATGATAGAAACCACTGGTTGTGTGTATGCAGTGTGTGCAAAGGATGCTGTCACTGCGGTAGAAACTGCTGAAGAATTCAATGTCTCAAGAGACGTGAAGAATTGTCCTTGTGTATCTGCTGCAATGTCATAGGTCACATCTTCTGTTTTTCCCTCAAACTCTTCACCTTGAGAAATCCATCGGGAATACAGAGAAGGGAAATTTAAAATCTGGTCAACGACTTTGTTGTAAAGATCTCGATTACCAAGTACATCGACACGAGAAGGAACGGGTATACCGTCTACATATTTTGGAAGAACTATAAGAAATTTTTTCATAAAAAAAACCCCAGCTTGCGCTGAGGTAAATCCTCTTTTTGTCACAAAAAAACCGCCCTTCTTGGCGGTATGTCCGTAACTTGCTGTATTATTTCATAGAAGAAATAACATGTCAATAGGGCAATTTGAGGTCATTTAGACTTTACTTACTTTTGCCCGTTGCATTTCATATTTAATTTGTGCCCAACTCTTCGGATGCATCTTGCCATCTGTTCCTTTGTAATAAAACGGTTGTGGCTTATTTGATTGCGTGACTGATTGATTACGCGATGGAGATACAGGCGCATCTGCTCCTGCAACTTGCTTTGATTGTGTTTTCCCTTGCGCCTTCATATATGGTTGATAATGTAAAAAAAATATTTTATTTAATGAATCAACAGGAGGAAGTCCTTTTGTCTTACGTTCTGTATTCAATTTTACGCCAAAATCAAATATCTCTTGTGTTTTTTTTGCTCCTTCATCAGTCGTAGTAGGATTATTGATCTCTTCAACATTTACCGGACGCTTGAGAAAACCTGCTGCGTAGATCTCTTCAAGATCTGCCGCGATTCGTTTCTGATAATCATCAAGTTTTGTCTGTTGAGTATCTTTCGCTCCTTGTGCCTCTTTGGCTTGTGTTTCTTTTTGCGCCTGTTCATCAATTACTCGTTGTCGTTCTGCTGCTTTTTGTGCTTGGGCAACTTTTGCATCAGCAATCCGCATTGTTTCAGCAATCAATTCATTATAATCTTTGGGGAGTCGTTTCTCTTTATCCCAGGCAGCAATCAACTCGTCTGCTTCTTTTTGTTTGTCCTGAATATCTTTATCTTTATCTAAGATCTTTTGAATCTCTTGTTTAAACGATTCTTTGGTTTCAGCAGCTATTTTCGTTGCTGTTTCTTCAGCTGCAGCAATTGCTGCTTTTTTGGCAATTTCAGATGGGTCTATACGTGGTTCTTGAGGTTTCTCATTCGTCGTGTCGCTCGTTTCCACTTTTTTCTCTGGTGGAGTTTCCACGCTGGCAGTCTCTTTTTTTTCTGATTTTTCTTCATCAAGTAAGCCATGTTTTTTTGCATAGTCTAAACGTGCTTGTTTTTGTGATTCTTTTCTAATTTGGTTCCATGATTTAATTGCATGGACTTTTTCTTCTTTTACTGCGCCTTTTTCTTCTTTTACTTCTTCTTTTTTATCATCCATAGCTACTATTATAGTTTTGCTTGTACTTTATAAATTGCGCGGACTAGCCTGTGGGGGTGTCGTTGGTGGTTGGGAGGGCACTTGCGCGGTATTACCCATCGTTGGATTTTGTGGTTGCATTGCTCCCTGTGGCTGTTGGGGAGGTTGTGGTGGCATAATCTCAGATTGTGCTTGTTGCGTTGGCATCACAGGATTTTCTTCGCTCTGCATGAGAGCCATTGCAATGTCTTGTGGTGTTTTTAAGCCTTTAACGACTTGTTGTAAATACCCCATTGGATTTGCTTTTGCCATAATGAGTTTTTCCGTTCGTCCTTCAGGATCTGAAAGTCCCATATCCACAAAGAACGTATAGGGATCAATCATTGCCATTTTTGCCATTTCCATCGCGTTATTCTGTGCTCGTAATTTATCTGTTCCAGAGGCTTTAATTTTGACAACCATGCCATCTTCAACCATATTTCGATTTAATTTGTGAAAAACTTCTTTGCCTGCTTCACCTAGTAAATAAAAGAAATGATCTTCGGTATAGCGAAGTTTGATAAACTGCATTTTCCATTCTGCCATCCATTGCGCTGCAGGATTAATGGTATCTTCGACTTGGTCATCAGCTGCGGTAAAATCTCCTTCTCTGGCTATTTGGTTTGAAGTTGCTGGCGCATTGGCTTGTATCTCGCCACGTACTGCCGTTGAGTGGGCTACCCCATACATGCGTTGACGCAAATTGCCTATCTCTTCAAATTCTTGCGCTGTTGGTCGTTCAGGGGCGATATAGCTATATACTTCATTCGGGTTGCCTTCAACTGATAAATCAACATTTGGCTCATCAAAATCAATATCCTCTAACTCAGCTGGTGTGACAGCGCCTTTGGCTAAAATATGATGCCCCCTGGAATCCAATGTTTCTTCAATCTGTTTGCCTCGCCTATCAAGTGATTTCTGATTTTGTAAATTCTGCTCAATGCGAGACGTTTCATCTAGTGGCTGTTTGCCCCATTGATCATAACCCATGAAATAATACGGTTTTCGAGGGAAACGGAAGTAATTATGATAGACCTTTTCTTCTCGTACATGAGAGGGTGGTTGGCCAGTCAATAAAATTTGTGATAACTCATTCTCATTTAATCCTCGCTTTGTCGCTTTATTCCCTGCTTCATCATAGGCAAAATATCTCGTTTCTCCTTCATAATCAAAGTTAGGATTTTTCATTTTTCCTAAGATGACATCTTTATATTTCCACAACACACCATCTATTTTCTCAACCGCAGTGTCAGAATGACTTATATAATAGGTAAACCATACTTCACGAATATTCACCTCAGTTGCCAAGAGTGCCCATGATGCTTCTTCGCCTGGCATCAAATCGTCTTGCTTTAATCGTGTATACAATTTCTCTTTTGCTTTCGGAAAGCGAAGAATAATATCCTGAATCGTAATAGGACAAATTTGAGAGATGAAATGCATCTGATCAGCGTCTTTGGTTGGACAACGATGATCAAATTCAATTAAATCAGGATGAATATTTTCAAATCGGTTATCATCTATTTCATTATCCCAGACTGCTTTTATTACTGAGATAAAATACACAGGATAGTGTTTGGCTGCTAAGCCTAAAACAAAGCGATTCTCATAGGATTTCACATCATTATCAATTGCTTTGCCTACCTCTTGCGCCATGAGCTTACTTTGATCTGACTCATTGCCTGCCAGCACAGTAAAATCAGGAATACGGGACATGAAAAGTGGTTTCATGGTGCCCTCTATTTCATAGAGCACATTATCCATGAAGCGGGATTCATAATTTTTAAGAAGTTTCTCTTTTTCCTTCTGCATGACTTGGCGGCCAAAAACATATATTTCATTCTTCTCTCGCCTCTCAAACAGATCATATTTTTCAGTGTAGTAGTTTTTATAATCCTCAACCCAATCATCAACGATTCTGACTAATTCATCATCTTCTATATCTAATTGCAACGGATCAAGCGTTTCACCGCTAATTGCCTCTTCATCCCATTCCTTCACAGGGTCAGTTTCTGTAAATGATCCTTGCATTCTAATTGTGTCATTTGCTGCCATAATATTTTTCCACTAAAAAAGCACGTATCTATGAAAGCTACGTGCTATAAAACGAGATTTCTCCCCTTTGTCGTATAATTATACCACGTCTCTTTCAACAATGTCTCGAAGAAAATATTTCATTTGACATGTTTCGCCAAAACACGTAAAGCCTGTCGGTACATTAATCAGCGTAAACGCTGGCAAGAGTACCACAGCTTTATGGTTATATTGCACAAGCGGTAAACGACAGATAAAACAGTGAAATGTATTCATCTTTGTCTCAGCATCTAAAATAAGGCTAACCACTTGTACTTTATTCTCTTGGGTGTGAAATGTGTATTTTGTTCTGCACTTCTCACAAGCTGTAATAACAGGAACTTCTTGAGCTGGAATATA